TTTAAAGCACCACTAAATAGTAATACATCACCTTTTTGTATATCATCATTAGTTTCTTGTTTTTTAAAATTAGATTCTGTCAATACTTTTTCAAAATATGGATTATCAGCAAATTCTTTTAATGTTTTTGGTCTAGGCCAGTATTTTATATTAATATTTTTTGTTTCTTTAAACCAATCTGTCACTACAGACCAACAATCATATTTTCCCCATATAAACTTACGTCCAATTAAAGAAGGATTTTTCCAATCTTTTGGTTTTAAGGTTAACCAATCATCAGTTTTTAAACTGTAAATATAATAAGGAAATCCAATATGCTCACAAGATGCTTTATCTGCGTCTGAAGCAACCGCTGGCCCTTGAGGATGACTATGAATAACTCCTAATATTTCTCCTGTATCTTCACATTCAGCCCAATCTTCTGGGTCTAACATAAAAAATTCATGGGTTGTTTCTGCTAAATTTTTACAAGGCCAGAAAGTTTCTTCGCCATTAATTATTGCTAATAAACCACAAGCTTCTTTTGGTGCTTGTTCCTTTGCATATTTAACAGCTTTAGTTCTCCAACTCATAACTAACCATTAACGAAAGTACCGACACCAATGAAATCTGCCCTTGTAACAAGTTTTTTGGGTGCGCCAATACCAGCCAAATCAAAAGTACTTATTAATTCAAATTGTACAATATCCCTATTCTCTGTAATTTTTCTTTCTATAAAATAAATTTCTTTTGGCATTTCAGCAGTAGGATCTACTGAACCCACTTTATATGGATTTATATTTGATGGAAAGTTTTCTTCATCTAAAAATCTTGCTAATGTACGTCTGCGTGTAACTTTTGCAGCCGATAAATCAGAAAAAGGTGTTGTTTGATTTACTAATAAAAGTATGGAGGTTATTGTTCCAAGAAGATTTGAAAAAGTCAAAGTAGGTCTTGGTAATTTTCCCTCTCCAGAATATTTAAAACCTTTTGCCTCACAAGGCATCCTAGTATATGTATTAGATTGCCACACAATATCTTGACTATCTTTCATATTATTTCCAGCATGAAAAAGATAAACAGTAGGTTCTGTGATTGTGGAATTTACATTAAAAGAAACATTACCACTTGTGGACTGTGAAGTTAACGCTGTGACTGTAAAAGTATTTGCATCTGCAACTGTCTGAATGGTATAAATTCCATCTGTGGCATTACCAGACGTAAAATCAAGACTCAAAATCAAACCAGTTGAAAAGCCATGACTGTTTAATGTAATGGTTATGGTAGTGCCACTTTGAGAATATGTAGCTGTTTTTGCTACCTTTGTATAATGAACATCAGGTTTTAATTCAATAGAAAATAATTCAATAATTGATTTATTTGTTAGTTGTTGTAACTCAGGTACAGGATTAGCCATTATGGTTCAAATACCTCTCTAAATTTACAGTTTATAGTTGCTCTGTTTGCAAATTGTATGTTTTTTATCCAAGAATCACATACAAACTGTCCAGCACCAGAAAGAGTTATTGAAACATCTCCTGAGTTTGTAGCACTGGCAGCAGCCGTTACAGTAAAAGCATCATCACTGGTTACTGAAGCAACAGCAAAAGTACCATCTGTTGCAGAACCCGAAGTATAATCAATTGTTAGAACATCTCCTATCGCAACTCCATGTGAGGTGATACTTATAGTAACAGTTGTACCACTTTGCAAATATGTCCCTGTTTTCGTAAAACCTTCTCCTGGTGGTGTAAAAGTAAAACTTGCCTGATCGTTTAACCTGCTTCTTAAAAAGCCTTCAATTACATCGGACTCTTCTTCTGTAATATTTTGAAAAATTAAATCATACTCTTTAGGATCTTGCGAAAAAGGAAGCCCATATAAAGCTCTAAATTCATAGCCATCACCAAGCTTGCTAACTTTTACTTTAGGTTTACTTTGTTTGCGTAAGCCAAAGGATGGTTCTATTGATGGAAAAGTTGCCATTATCTATTTAATAAGCCTCCTGATCTTTGCTCTTGTACTATTGTTGTTTGTACCACAGAAGCAATAAGTTGTCCAAGAGCTTGACCATCAGATTTATTACCTTGAACAGAAGAACTAGAAGCATCTACATTTACAACAATATTATTAGAAGAACCAGAAGCCTCAACACCTAAGTTACCAGAACGACCACGTTTTAAAGGAAGTATAGCTTCTGCGCCTGCTTCTCCCATTAATCCAATACCATTAGCAAAAGGAAAAACTGTAGGTTTGTTTACTATGCCACCTTTTGCGTAAGGAATAATTCCATTAGCTCCAAACACATTACCTGCTGCATTTAATTTAAGATTTAAACCAAAGATATTATTTACACCCTTAATTAAAGGCATCATTGTTTTTTGTCTGATTACTATTCTTGTTATATCTGCAATTATAGAACGTGCTAAATCTTTAAAATTTAATTTACCTGTAAGAACAAATTGTACTAGCGCATCTTCCATTCCTTTAAATGCATTCACAAAAGCATCTTGTATTTGTTTCGTTGTGTCTTTTATCGAATTTAAATAACTTTGCGCACCACTTTTCAATCCATCAAATACCTTTGAAGTTGTATTACCTAAATCTTTAGTAGCAGCATTAAGTTCTTCTGTAGCTTGTTTTTGTTTTATAATTTTTTCTACTGCTGCATCAAATTCTGGTGAGCCGAAAACTTCCTCTACAGTTTTACCTGATTCTTTAAATATTTTTGCTAATTCATCTTTATAATCTACAGCAGGTTGCAATGCATTATTTATTGTTTTTTTAGTATCTGGATTAATTGTTGGTATAAATGATGTTGTTTGAATATTTTCAATAAATTGTCCTAAACCAGGTATTTTTTTAAAACCTTCTAATGTCTCACCTAATGCTTCTAGAAGTTTATTGACCATTTCAGCCACCTTATTAAATATCTTTGTAATTATTGTTGTAAAAGATTTAAATATGCCACTAACAATATTTGCTATATCAGTTGCAACTTTTGTTAATACACGTTTAATTCCACTAACATTATTAACAAAATTTGTTATAAATTTTTTAATAGCTTTTTCATTATCATTTAAAAAACTAATAATTTTAGTTGTTGTGTCTTGAAAACCTGCACCTATATTTGCGAACAAACCACCAAAGTTTTCTTTGAACTTACTAAATTCTGTTGCTAATCTATCACCTGCTGCTGCTGGAGATGATGCTAATATTTCTGCATTTTTTCCATAATTTGCAAAAAGATGTTTTGCAAAACCCATGAAATCATCTAATGTAACCTTACCTTGCTCTAATGCTTTATCTAATTGTGCAGGTGTTTTATCCATTGAGGCTGCAAACAATGTAAAAGCTCCAGGGAGTCTCTCTCCAAGCTGTTGTCTAAGCTCTTCGGCCGATACCTTACCTTTACTAAATACCTGACTTGTGGCAACCATAGCTGCACGCATATCTTCTAATGATCCACCAGTACCTCTTATACCAGAAGCAATTGATAAAAATACCTCTTGTGCATCTTCTACTGATTTACCTGCACCAACGACTGATGCTGTTAGTGATGTAAATTGTCTTACTATTACATCCTGTGGTATTGCTAATTTTTCACTAGTCTCAGCAAGAAATTCTTGTGCTTTGTTAAATTTTTCAGTATCTTTTACAACTAATGCCAAAGCAAACTTTTGTTGTTTTAAAGACGCAGTATATACACCAATCTCACCGATAGATTTACGCAGTTGTCCAACTTGCGCACCAATAGCTGCGCCTGCTGCTGCTCCAAAAGGACTACCTGTAACAGCTAATCCAATACCACCACCAACTAAACCTTCTACACCTCCAAAAACGCCACCTGCTGCAACTGCTCCTAATCCTCTTGCTAATCCTCTTGCTCGTCCTCCAATAGTTTTTCTTTTCTCCATTTTTGCCAATTCTCTATCTAATCTTCTTGCTTCTCTTGTTGCTTCTTTAAATTCTCTAGAAGTTATATCAACACTATTTGCTAATTCTTTATAAGTATTTGATAAAGCTCTAGTTCTATTTATTGAATTAACACCCTCACTTTGTAGTTTTCTTAATTCTTGTGTAAATTTTTTAGTATCTAATCCAGCATTTTTTGCATTATTTTTTAATCCTTGTAATGAATTTGTTAATCCACGAAGTTCTTTTACACCTTTAACATTTAATATTACATCTAATTGTGTTTTTTGATCAGCCATTATTTCTTATCCTTTTGCATCATTCTAAGTGCAGCATATTCCATTGTCTGTATTCCTTCAAACATAGAGACAGGATCTTCTACTGAATATAGTTTACACAGATATTCGTAAGATGAATAGTTAATACCAGATAAACCTGCCATACTGACATACCATTGTGTTGTTAATCTAAAAAACATTTCTACAATTTCTTTATTTTCTATCCATATAACAACATCATTATTAACAGGACTAACCATATCTGCTATCTGTTCTGGCGTAGCACCAAAGGCTGCTAAAGCTTCTGCACTTTCATCTATAACATCACCCTTCACCCAATACTCAGCAGCCCTTTCTAGTTTTTTGCCAATGCTCCCTGCATGCTTTCACCATAGGCAGCAATAACGGCTTGCACTATATATACGTTATCTAATATCGCCTCAAAGTTTTCATCATTAAATTCAACCTCATTACCATCCTCGTCTTTAATACCAGACCAGCCGAGTAGAACAGTTTTTACAAAGTGATCATCACCACCATCTATAAGTTCATTAAAGTTTTTTCTGCCAACATTTTTAAATTTTGCAGTAAAACTTTCCTCTTTAAATTTACCTTTATATGGTGTTTTAACTTTTACCTGCCATTCGTACTCAGCGATTTTTTTAAAAACAAGTGCCATAAATTAGGTCATAACAATACTTAACTCATTATTACCTGCTGTTGTTGGTAATGCCAAGTACGGTAGGTTTAATGAATTAACACCATTTGTATCACCACGACTAACACCTGTTATATCAGTCTGAGGAACATTAACAGTAACAATATTACCTGCACTAGATCCAAGAACAATAGAACTATTACCTGTTGCAGCAGTTTCTGCCTTACTAAAATAATCTGTTGTTGCTCTTACTGGCTCTTCTACAACAGCAGTACCACCAGGCGCACGATTTGTTATCAATACTTCCTTGCTAGATGCAGTTTCTTTATAAACAACCTCATTGTTTAATGCAAGATCAAAAGATTCTAACCTCTGTGAAGTAGCACCATGAAATGTTGCAGTAGTGACGTTAGTATCATTTACCTCTATCGCAGCCGCTTGGTTTGCAACAGTAAATGTACCAGACATCGCTGTGCTATCAGGGCTGTTATAAATACCAGTAAATTCAAAATTAATTTGTGCAAATGAGCCTGCTGCCATTGTTATAGTCGCTGTTCCTCTGCATCCTGTTATTAAATGTCTTGTAGCACCATAAAAACAAAGAATTGTACAGCTGGAAAAAGAAGCACTGACAGGTGCATAAGTAACAGAAGTAGAACCTACAATTGTTTCTGATAAA